GTACAGTCCTATCAATTGCAATATGGTTTCCCAGTTGCGTTGTTGATTTCTACTGCTGTTCCAGGAATCAAAATTGGTTATTGATTGATTGGCTCGGTCCACAAACGGCAAGACGTTTGTTCGAAAATGTCCAGTGACACCGGTGGGTCTACAATCAAAATCAGTTAATACACAAATACTATATGCCATAAGGTATTTACGGCCAAAAAAAAGCCCCGGAAATAAACCAGGGCCTTGATTTTTTACTGCTATCTAGTATTAGACAGGAGCAAAGTTGGTAGCAGCAGTAGTGAATACTGCGTTGCCAGCCGCTGAACTCAATTCCAAGTTCTGACCACCGGATGCCACTGTGGCACTGGTATTAGCAGTGGTCAACAATGTAGCAGCAGTGTATGCGCCTGTTGGATAGATAGCCAAGTTCAACACTGTTGGTGCTGCTGGGCTAACTTGGTACATGGCCACTGTACCCTTGGTCTGAATAGCTTGCAACACATTGTTGATGTAGCCATTCACGTTTGCCGATGTTGTCAACGCACCATTGGCCACCAAGCTGAAGAAATCCAGCTTAGGACCTTGGAAGTTAACTGAACCAGTTGCAGCAATATTAGCTGTTCCGCCAATGTTGCCATTGGCTGTATCCATGTTGAATACTGGTTGATTCGTGCCGTTTGTTTTTGTAAAAATTGCCATTTGAAAATCTCCTAAAAAGTGGGCTACTTGCCCTACTCTTATTTATGAAATTGGCAAAAAATTACGATGTTGGTGGATTGTTTCGAGCTTTGTTTCTGGCTGTGAAATCAAAGCGATTTACTGCTTTACCATAGCCTGCAGGGGTTGCAAACACCCATCCTTCGTTGCCGGGCACTTGTGCATCCAGCTTGGTCAACAGGTCCAGTTTCAGATCATGCAGCAATTCAAACAACACAAAGGCAGCAGCCAAGGCTTGTTCATTGCTGGTAGGACTGCGCAGATATTGCAGAATGTTGTTGTACTTTTGCGGTGTCTGGGTCTGTTGCAGCCAGGCTAAGAATCCCGGCACAAGGTCACTGAAATTGCCGGTATAGGCTGCGTGATTTGGGTCCACACGTTTGTTGATGTAGTCTATTGCCAGCTTGGCTAGATCAGTTATTTTCATGGCTCGCAATTCAGCAGGATTGAACAAGGTGTTCATGACTGCTTTGTTTTGACGCAACAGTGACTTGATTTGTTTGACAATGGGATCTGCTGTTTCCACAGGCTTGGCATAGATGGGTTCAATCAACAACAGGCCAGGCACAGGGTTGAACTTGACTCTGCTGAGTGGCTGCTTGGCCGCTCCTGCATCTTCGTACATGGTATGCACAGCAACACCAACTTGAGATCCTGCAATGTCCTTGCCCAGTTTGCTGGCCACTGGAATTCTGTATTCCACAGTGTTTGGTTTGAATTCCACAAGACCTGCATTTATTTCCCAGGGCTTTTCGGGACTGTACAACAGGTCGCCCTTGACATAGCCACGGAAGTTTTCTGGAGTAGCAGCTTCCAAATATGGCCAAATGCTCTGATACACTGGCAACAGCGTTTGCACTCGGGTGGCCTGATTGCCTTTGGCAGCAGCATTGGCATCACGTTGCGCCATGTGATCAGCCACAGCATCAGTACTGGTAAACAGGCCATCGTAGCCAACTGCACCGAATCCTGCATCATCTGTGAGCACAAATTCTCCAGTATCGGGCTTGCGACCAAATACCACAGCAGGCTTTCCATCCCATTTGACGGACCCTTGTTTGGGCTGTTTGTAAAAAGAATCTGCAATGGCCAGCGCACGGTCAACACCCGCGGTTCCTTGACGGAACACATAGTCTTCCAGGTGCTCAATACCCTTGGCTTGGCCGCCCACCGCGGTGGGCTCTTGTTCGTATATCTGATACAGGGGCTTGGCTTCAATCAGCTGTTGCATGCCTTGGTTTACTATTCTGTCCCGTAGTCTGGCCAAGAAGTTCACATCATTTTCTTTCACAGGCATTTCAGGTTCGTTTATACCTTCACGGGCTAGGTATTCACGAAAGTCTTTGAGCTTGGCATCACGGTCGGGGTCCTTTGCCAGCGCAGCATAAATTGATTCTACATTCTTTAGTGCAGCTCGATCCTGTGTACCGCCCAGCAATACCGCAGACACATAGTCTGGATCCTGGCCACCTTTTACTAATTCATTTGTGGTACGGCTGATCATGCCATTTGCACCCACCTTGAGACCGGCTTGTTTGGCCAAGCTGCTCAGTAACACATTACGGTTCATGCCCTTGTAGGCTGATCCATCAGATCCACCGTAGTAGAATGTTCCCCAGTCCAGGTTGGGAAAGAACATGAAGTCAGTCTGCACAAATCCTTTTTTGGGATCTCCGCCGATGGGTGTTCTAAGATGCACTTCCCCTGATTTACGAACCCATTCTCGTGGGTCAAGTCCTTGACTGGTGGCCCATTGTGTTAACCCTGCTGCCAGTTGTTCTTTGGTTGTTTCTCCAAGATCCACAGCCAGATCAAGGTCTCCAGATGTGGCCTTGCGGCCAGTGCTGCCCAACCAACGATCTTCAGGGAAGTTTACACCTGTGACTTGCTCTACCCAGGCAATGGTGGCTGCAACGTCAGCTTGATTGATACGTTGTGTTAGTGGTTGACCTTGAGAGTCTTTGAATACATTGCCGCCTTCGAAAATTTTCATCTTGATCCTGTTGAGTTCATGTGCTTGTTGGCGTTTTTCTAACGGTCCTAGCAAAACGTCCTGCATCCCGTGTGCGGATAGAATTCAGCAGTTTACGGGTTAGATTTTCTGCCTGCTCGGGTGTGTATGTGGCATCGATTTGCTCCAGCAAGTTAATAGCGCTGGCTATAACATTAGATGCACGACTCTCAATCACTAGATCGCGCTCACGCTCGATATACATGGAATCTAATTCTTCTAACAAACTGCGGGTGCGTTTTTGCATTGTGTTCAAGGGCCTTTGAGTTATTTATTGCATTAGTTTGGAATATTTAACTTGTCGAGATATACAAACCCTGGTAGGCTTGATTTTAAAGCCACAATTTTAGCAAGTGATTCTTCGCTGTTTAATTTTATGGAATTTTTAAAAATATTTTTAGGATCCTGCAGCAGAATGAGATTATTGATTATTCTGTTTTGTATTTGTGGGTCTAATATTAAGTCTTGCCAGTGAGAAAATAAATTTTTGTTATTTTCTAACATGTTCCAGATCCGAAGTACAGGATCAAGTTCATATTGGCTGCTAGTGTCAATAATGTCAGAAAATGTATCAAAACCCAGTATAGCTAAACTGTCATATATCTTGTAGCCACTGACCAATGGAATTGTGCCTCCATAGATGGCATGCATGTATTTTTCAGTTGCTATACTTGCGTGTTCCCAAAATACTGGTTCTAATACTACACTAATAGCTGTGATATTACATATTGGCCCAACATAATTGCTGTAAGTAAAATTTGTCTCTTCAGATGAATTATTTGTGCTATTCAACGGAGCATTGCTATCATAGTCAATCCAGTGATGCTCAAGCATCCTTGTGTCTAGACCATTCTCATGTGTCCAGTCTATTAGATTACCAATTTGCAGCAATTCATCTAATAGATTTAACGCACGATCATCTGTGTTGGCCCAGGATTGTGTATGTAACAATTGATCCACTTTGTTGTTAGCAAACCAACAACTGGCCAAGATTCTTGGCGGGCGTATCTTATTCATCAAACAATTGATTCCTTGTATTTTTTTTGTAAAATCAATTTTGTGATTTGAAGAAAACTTTTGATAATTTATGGCTCTCTTTAAGAAAAAATCAGGATAAAAATAACCATTGGAGCCAAAGTCATCGAAGTTTAGATAGTGGTCAAAAATAAAAAAATAATCTTTGTAATTTAGTCCTTGACTAGCAAATAGTTCGTGAATGGTATTTTTTCCAAAATATTCAATTCTAGCATTTTCTAACGAACAACTCTGAAAATTTACATCAGGCATATGATCACGTACTATAAAAAAGTCAACAGAAGGATCAATTTTTTCTGAGAACTTTGTCGGTGTTATTGTCTGGTAATTCATTATGCTGCTTTGATCTGCCCCAGCAACTGTTTGAGTTTGTTGCTTTGCACATCTGCTGTGATCTTGCCGCTCAAGGGATCATGACCTTCTCGTGGTCTGGGCTTTTCCCAAGGCTGCGACCCAGTGCCGCTGTCAGCAGGCGCGACTTGACTGCGGGCCTTGATTGAATCCATGATTGAACTTTGTGGTTTGTTGTGACCGTTTTCGTCTCCACCTTCATCAGTAATGCGCATGGTTTCAATGTTGTACTCCAGATCAATTTTTTGACCAACGCCGGTCGAGCTTCGAGATTTCATACACTGTATCTGATACTTGCCAC